CCATGAAGGTAAGTTGATTGTGGAAGAGATTGACATATCAACGTAATCTTGCACATCTGCTTGGAAGCTCATACGGCGCTCATAGTCTTCTGCTAGATCCAAAGCGCTTTCTACTGTTTCGGGTTTTGCTCCGTATCTGTCGATGAGTTCTTGGGCAGCGGAGTCAACCACGTATTGGTAGACCCATCGTGAGTTTCCTTTGAGGTAACGCCGCTTGTAAGCCACCGCAAAAATGGGCTCGACGCCCGTTGACGTACCGGCCAAAATCCCGATAGATCCGGTAGGCGCAATGGCTCTATTCGCCACAGGCCGGCTGACGCCAAGCTCATCCGCTGTTTTTCTAGATACTTTGTCACTGACGCCTTTATAGATTGAAAGCCACTTATGTAATTCCGGCGTAACTTCATATTTAGATCCCCTTTGAATAAGCCATTCATGAATACCCATAAGTCCTAGCCCTAGGCGCCGGTTCTTATCCCTAGTATCGTATACTTTCTCATACGGCAGCTTAGCTTTAATAGTTCCACACAATAGGAATTTTGTAACTGCCTCTGCTATTTGAGACATCTCACTAACATCTTTAATCCGGCCCATATTTATGCTGGACAGGTTGCAGACATCTGAATCATCTGCACTCGTAACTTCCGTACAAGCATTGCGGAGCGTTTCATATTCCTTGTCAAAGAAGTTAAATGAAAATCCGGGCTCTGCGGTCTTCATAGCTTGTAGTACATTCTGCCTAAACACAGCGCCTACATCACCAGTTTTGTAATATTTTAGCAGCCATTCCGTGTCGTAGTTTACCGAGATATTTGTCATATCAAGAGGTGCGTAGAAATTGAAATCATCCTGCTTGATATCCCACAAGGTCTTCCCTGTTTTGCCCACAGGCATATTGGCCCAATCCTTAGCGGCTAGAAAATCATCAATGTCTCCGTGCTGCCAATTAAGAGATGCATAAATAGCAGATCGTCTAGAGCCACCCTGCATGACCCTACGTCCAATCTCATTTAGCATACACATTTTAGGAATGGGGCCAGAAGCTTGTCCACCTGTCTTAGCAATAGGTGATCCAGAGGCTCGATACACTGAATAGTCAACGCCTATGCCACCGCCTGTCATGAGAGCGCTCTCGGCCTTCCAGCTAAGATCTGCCCAATCCTCTCGGGTATCTTCCTCAGCTTTTAGAAGGTAACAATTATTGAAAAACTTGTTAGGGCGCCCTGCGTAGTAAAGATATCGGCCACCGGCAATCCATTTCATATCCCTGTGAGTTTCATACAGATAGTCACATTCGTCTTTGGTCAGTAAATCTCCACATACATCATCAATTAAGTACGACTAAGTGCATCGTATGTCTCAGCACCTTCGTGAGCATATTTGTGGTTAAATATGTCCTCACTAAACTTTGATCGAAACATGGGATTTAAGTTAGATTTATAGCTGCTCATTTTTTTCCTCGGGTAAGTATATTAGGACAAAGCACTCACACTTTGGACAACTCAAATTAGTGACCATAAGCCATTCATCTTCATCATCTGCATCATGATCACCGCCCCAGATTAGTTTGGTCTGGCAATGCCAGCAGTTCATATAAGATCTCTAAGATCCGGTGGTTCGTAGTTTGGTCCCTTTAGGACTTTCCCATCGTCGCGGTAGATGGGCTTACCATCGAGCCCTAGCTTGCTCATATTGCTGGCATGTACCCGTCTAAATGCCTCATCCAGATCCCATCCGTGGGATGCTGCAAAGCCGTATGTGACGTATAAAACGTCTGCTAATTCTTTAAGTATTTCGTGCGCCCATTTTGCCGTTGCCACTTCCTCAACTTCTTCACGTATGAGCATTAGTCGAAATAGTGCCAGCCTAGTGTCTGGAAAATATTCGTTATCCATAGGCTGACCCATAACAGTCATAAATTGTCTAACCATCGAGAGCGGACTAGACGCTAAATATGTATTAGGATCTTGTAGAGCTTTTACGGGATCATCTTCGTAGTATTCACTCACTTTCTGACTCCACTTCTTTAATTAAGCGGTCCAGATACCAGCGGCATTTCTTTAAATCCTCAGCACGGTTTTTATATGGCCACCGCCATAAATATTTAAATGCATTCTGCCAACAATAAGCCTGATGGGCAGGGATATCACAGCTATCTGCCATAGCTGCCATAGCGTCGATACATTCAATCGTTTTATTGTAGTGAGGTGGGCTGTTAACTGGATCAGAAATACGATTTCTAGGCACCATGCCCCCTATAGTACCGGGGGTTCCCATGTCGCTTGTCGGACCTGTAGTCAGCTTGTCTATTAAATTGGTCAATGAATTTTATCCTTGTTAAATGGAATTACGTTATCTTCTGAGTTTTCATCCAGTGCTTTCAAAAGCTCTTCATCAGGCTCAAACTCGATTTCTTTAGCCATCTCGGCCATGTCTCTAATTGACCTAGCCATACGGCCTACCAACAGATGCCCCTCAATGGCCGTGTCGAGATTTATCTTTATCCCATTACAGAGGTCTTCCATGAATTCTATGGCACTAGGATCTTGGGCTTCTATATCCAAATTATGGCCTACCATTATGTCTAATGGCTTATTCTTTTCCGCTAGTTTTACTACGACAAACATAGAATTTTCGGGTATGTCGTACTCATCATCCATTTGAATTAACCTTCGCCATAACAGTTAAAAAATACTTAGCATCGACCAGAGCTAACGGTTTGTTTCTATCGCTCTTAATGATCACTACCGGTTCTATTTTTGCAGGGCAGTTTTCTAAAGCCTGAGAGTAGTAGGAGTAGACTGCGATAGACTTCCGAGCCTTGCACTCAATGCTTATGGGCATGACCTTTCTAGCCGCTGGGCTAAGCTGAACGTCTTCACCAGATTGACCCATTCCAGTACTCTTACAATCGTCTGGATGTAGATCATGACACAGATTTAGGATTACATTCCGTGTCCATTTTTGAAGATTTCTACCCTTGGCTTTAGCGGAGCTAGTCTTCATTCCACATACCATTTCATTGGTGGTTTAGCGGCCTTACTGTTCTCACACTTTTTAAACTTTGCTTCGGGCCAACAACTTTTCTTAAAGCTGCACATGGTACACGTTCTGTTTAGGATTTTTGAACCGGTGAGCCTTTTGTAAAAAGTCTCTTCTTCCAGATCCATGCAGCGGTAGAAAGGATGTTTGTTAACGATCATGTCCACTACATTGCGCCTGTTAGAGCGGATGTATTTCTCTTGGTCTTTTGTGGCATCAACATCTACAACGCTCACTTCGCCAGAGCTTTTGTTAATGACTACCCAGCCGCCAGCTTCTTTATCCTGTGCATCTGCGTAGCCGTATAGTTGACCGACATAGCCAAACGCATCATCCTTAAACATACCTTGAAAGCCAGCCGGCCACTTGTTCTTGTAGGCCCAATCACTGCATGATTTTATATCAAAGACTTTTTCAACACCATCCACCTTAAGGTCAATGTCGCTGGATCCTTTGATGTTAGTTTTATCAACACGCAGTACGACATCATCACCGTCCGATGAAACTTCTACCTTAGACTTCTCTAGGACCATGCGCGTTAGTATTTCGACGCAATCTCCAATTACCATTCGCATCCAGTGATTATAGGGCATACGCTCTTTCGGCGCCCCTGACTGCTCCATTTGTAACTGGCAGCTAAGCCTACCTACATTAGACATTCTTAGTCGAAACTCAGGTTCTCTAGGAGTGGTTTGTTTTACTAAAGCCGCCTCAAATTGTTTGACTGCTTCCGCAATATCTTCCTTAGTAAACTCAATTGATTGTTCATTAGAAAGATCGTCAAGCACAACATGAATCTGGCTTTCTAAAAGAGAAAGCATAAATACACCTAATTTTGGGGGGAAAGATGGGGCCGAAGCCCCACCTAGATCTTATGCATCTGCTAGATCAGCATCCAAATCTTGGGTTGCTACTGCATCGTAGACTTCGCCTACTGCCTCAGTCTCCATCTTGGCCTCTGCATGTCTCTTTTTAACAAAAGCATTCTCTTTATCAGCTTGCTGCACAAATAATTCTAAAGTATCTACTACGTCCTTATTTATGGTGGCTGGCGAGGAGAAATCTGGAGAGAACGTAGTATTATAATACTTGCCTCTCTTTTCAGTCCTCATATCAATCTCAAAGTCATGGAACTGTTTACCGAATGGTAGACTGTCCGTTACTGCATCGAAATCCATATACCCGACACCTCGCATATAGTGCTGAAATGGAGCATTTTTTATTTCGACTTCCTTACCGTCCGCAGTCTTGCCTGTATAAGACGCTGTGCCTCGTATTATGCGCGTTGTTTTAACCTTTCTTGCCCACGCTTGTTTATTTTCTTCATCCATTTGGTTAAGTACTTTTCGAGTAGGCTTACCACAGCGTACTCCGCCCTTCATATCGATGGGCTCACCTCTACGAATGTCTCGTAAAAGAATAGATTTGTTCAAAACCTTGCCACCCTCATCCTGCTCACGGTACTGAAAATACTGTGCCAGAACATGAATGCGGATTTTATCAGTCCAGACTGCTTCTGACTGATCACTTAAAGACATATACCCTTTTTTGATATCTCTGCCTTGTTTGTCTTCACCGTCATGACAGATCTTAAGATAGTCTACCTTGATCTGTTCATCTTCTTCTCCACCTAGTTGTCTGAGGAGATTTTTTGCTTGTTGCTCGATTGGCTGAACTTGGTTCATCTGAATTCCTATGTTCACTTAGTTGAACCTATATGTTACATTAGTAGATACCTTAAGTCAAACTAATTCATCCATTTCCATCCAGTTTTTTCCCTTTTCTATCTCTATTTTTAAAGGCAGCTGGGGAGTGTAGTTAAACCGCTTTTTAAGCTCTACATCTAGGCCTGTCATTGCCCACTTTAAGCCTTCTGTAACCCTGCCTTGCTCATTAGGAGATACATCACATACCAGCGAGTCATGGACAGTTAAGATGATCTTAGATTTTAGATTATGCATCCTAAAAAACTGTAAAAGTCGGATGCAAGCCAGAGGCACAATGTCACCGGTGGCAAAGCTCTGTACAGGATAATTTACAATGGCTGTAGCATTCGTAACACGATTATTCCTAAGCCTTTTGGCATTAGGGAAGCTAAACTCTCGGCCACTGGGTGTGCGAACAATACCATCCTTTAAAACACCATCCATAAGAGATTGGTGCCACACTTTGAGCCCCTTATATATGGAGAAATACTGTTTAAAGTACTCTTGGATATGCTCGGGCTCTGCCATCCCAAGTCCGCCGTATAGGGGTGCAAATGTGTATGCCTTAGCTGCTTGTCGCATACTTTTTGAAACGAGAGATTGATCACATTGATTAATTATACTGGCAGTTTGCTTATGCACATCTTTACCGTTCAAAATATCATCAATGATCTGAGTATCTTTACTTAATTCCCCAGCCACAACAAATTCTAAAGAATTGAAATCTGCCTCGTAAAGTCTACCGTTTTCAAATCTACTAACCACACACTTCCTTACTGGGAATTTATTAGACTTTGGCATGTTTTGAAAGTTAGGGTTGCTAGAACTTAGCCGCCCTGTTCGAGCCACTGTTTGGTTAAAGTTTGAATGTAAGATGTCATCATCCCTAGTCCATGTCTCAATACCATTGATAAACGAGTTAATGTAAGTGTTAACGGCATTCAGCCGGCTCATCTTGGTTAAATATTCAACCGCCAAGTCATTCTGTTTAGCCATAGCCTGTTGAATAAGGAGTTTGTTAGTACCTTTGTCTACCTTGAAGCCATTTATAGATGCATAGCTAGGAGATTTCGGAGAGAGTTTGAGGCCGGCTTTTTGTCCAGTGCTACGATACACTGCACCAGCCCCGTCACAGGTTTTGCACCTAGGCTGATTTTTGTAAGGTTCACCTTTTTTCGTCAATTTGAATAGGCGTCCAGATCCGTTACATGTTGGGCAAACCTCTGCTACAGTTTTACATATCACCTCAGTGCTTGCTCGTACTGCGGCTGAGAACTGTCCGCTACGCCGCATGTAAGGCACAGGCAATGGCTTACCGTTACTACCTATCCCTATGTTAAAAATTTTGGCATGGAGATTTCTGTCAGTGACCACACGGCCGTACACAATTTTAGTCTGGTCTGGCCCACTATTTAAATTAAAGGGAGTATCGCCTAAAACATGTCTGGCTATCTCATTAAGCCTAGCAATAAGCTTCTCTCGCTCTTTGATGTATTGGCGCTTAACCTCAAGTATTGTACTGGTATTGATCTTAATACCGTTACGCTCGATCTCTACTAGAAAGTCTAGCATCTCGTTCATTAGAACAAACACAGGCATAAGCGTTTTGTGCGCGGCGAGTTCCTGCATCTGATCTAGAAATATTTCCGCACAAGAAATCACATCAGCGATAGCATATTCATCGACAGTTTCCAGTGGCATTGCCTCAAAGCCAATACCGTCTTTGAACATCTTATCTACTAACTCTGATTTCTTGTGCGTGACGCCACGCCTGATAGCCGTTTCCTTTAGGCTTAAGGGAAGGTGAAGGGACCGCGCAAAGATAAACTCACCTATCATGGAGCAGTATACTGGTGAGTTAATTCTAAAGCCTAGCTCCAACGCCCAAATGGTATCAAACTTAGCGTTATGCGCGACACTCAGATCTGCCCGATCTAGATCTTTTTGAAACGCATCCCTTGCATCAGGCTGGGTCTTCTCATTGTGGTTCCATACAGCACTTTGTACTTTACCTATTACTCCGTTAATGATCAGAACCCACCAGACGCCTACGCATCTATTGTCCTTGTTAAATGGGCTGTTGTCGATCTTACCGTGATTATCTTTTACTGTGGTTTCAAAATCCCAAACAAGGATTGTGTAATTGGTCGGGTCAGCTAGGAAATTTTGTAGTTTCATGTTCTAAATAGGTCCAACATTAGTTTCTGTAATTTTATTGATTGGCGAATGATGTCAGCTTGCCTATTAAGAATAGTTTTATTCTTAACTGCCTTCTCGTATTCCTTCCGCTGCTCATCCAACTGCTCATAGAATTCTTCAATATCAGTCTCATTAATCATTCAGAATACCTACTTAAATCTGGATTAATTTTAACTATCTGAGTGCCATGCCAACCACTGATTTTNTTNTTAGAAACAGTGATGTAACGCATAAGGTCATCTTCCTCGAGGTCCATCTTAGCTAACCCGATAATCAGATCAGCTTCCGCCGCTTTCCCAATTTTAGATCCTTCCATCATCGTGTAATTAAGGCGCGTCTTACCTTCCGCATCTGCGGATGCTTGACTTACCCCTATGACCGCACAGCCTTTGCCCTTCTTGGCGGTCTCCCTAAGTCTCCTATACAACTCTCGTAAGCGCTCATGTCCGGAGTTAAATTTACCAGCAATTTGAACCTTGTCAGCCTGATCAATGAAACAAATGTCTACATCCAGTTTTTTAATGTAGTCTTCTATTTTGTCTAAGTCCCAATCCTGCACATCCTTAAATGTAAGGCGTCCTTGGGCTCGGGCATGAAAGATCACTTTAGCTTTTTCAGTATCAGCTAATATCTCTTTCTTTGTCATTCCCGTTGCGGCCGAGTAGGCTCTAACAACAGTCCGGCGCGTTGATTCTTCGTTGCCCAGAATGAGAACTTTGTAACCCTGATCAATAAAACCTTTAGGTCCGACAGCTAGACTAACAACAAATGCAGTTTTACCAGTTTCTGGTGTGGCAAATATAATTCCAAATTCGCCATGCTGTATTCCGTACACATATCTACTAAGTGTCTCGATATTAAATTTAGGACGATTGGTATCATCCATGTCATTTTTTAACTCATCAATATCTAGGGTTGTGGGTGGGCCAAATTCATCAATTTGAAACCCTTCCTCGTAAAGCGCCATCACTTGTTGTATTTTTTTAAAAGCGTGTGGATTGCCCTCTTTTAACTCTAAAGCTATTGTGGCTACCCTGCTCCCAACATCCCTCTGCCACAGTTTCTCAATTACATCACCGGCAACTGCGTCCGAATAAGGCTCCTCGAGATCTATTAAAGATATAACGTCTTGCACATCACTCTTTTCAGCGCGAGTGCTTACAGGATTATCAGTTTCCCATATTTTGTATATTTCTCTAATCGTGAGGTCTTGCTCAAACTTAGCATGAGCCTTTTCTATAGTTGTATATATTGAACGTATCTCATCAGTGAATAGTTTACGGTGCAATTTAGATTTGTTCTGCTCGTAGAAAGAATTCCTCATGAGGGATTTTAAAATAGCTGTATCTAGCATACCTACCCCAACTGTTTTTTAATTGAGGTCACATTGTTACATTAGTGCTAATAAAAGTAAACCCCCAACTTTTACAAATCAGGGGTTTCTCTAAGTGCTACTAGTATGGGGAAGGGTTAGCCAGTTCGTATCTTTAACTTTTTAAGATCTGGTTTCTCATTACCGCGCCGTTCTTTTATGTCCGCTTGGTAGTAGACAACGCGATTATTACCTCTGACTAGATTTTGCATAGCTTCCTCTAATCGTTTTTGCTCCTCAGCGGCATCGATATATCCACCGGGTAATTCATAATCAATTAAGATTAAACCACGGGCTTTCATTATTATCTCCTAGAGCCACACGCTTGGTAACGCAGCAACATGGGCCACAATATTCTGCGGTATATGCACCTGCATATACATTATATTGTACTGTATAGTACGAGTACTAGTTTACAAGGAAATAATTTGGAGGAGACATGCAGCCTATTTTTCTTTTAGATACAGGCCACCATTTACAATAGTACCGAAAAAAATAAACTAGGGAACTTATCGTAGCATTTTTTCGGTAAGCTGACCCATATCCTGTAATAAGAAAAGACCATGTGTAGCAACTACTCTGCCGAAACTGGGATGCTGAATAATCTGGGATACGCTTTTTTAATATCTTCACATGATAAGTACTTAAAATCTTCTTCAAGCAGTATGACTGATGTTTTAACACGACCTTCTAACCTTTTTGATAGCTTAACAGCTTGTCTACTTGCATCTTTATCTAGGGCTATAACTACTTCCTGATAAGTACATAGTTGGGCCTTAACTATGGACGTTAGCGTAGTTCCTAGTAGGGCGCAACCGGAACAATTAGTGAACCTTGCTATAGAACAGGCAGAAACTGCATCTTCTACCACAATAGCCTTGCTCCCATTACCTACTTTAAACATTCTATCAATTAATCCGTACTGTTTCCATTTTGGAATTTCTTTACCCAAAGACCGTCCTACTGCACCCTTTCCATTTTTTGTGAAAAACAGAACGCGCTTGTCAACAGGAGCATACACCACTCGTATTAATCCAGATCTGTACGCCTCGATGGCGTTGTTG